CAGGGGCTTTGGAAAGGACTCTTTTAATTCTATACTTGAGAACCTTGACAGGACGGCAAAGATTAGCGGTGACAGTTTCGCGGAGATAATCAGGGACAGTGACAGCAGGCTTATAAACCTAAAGCCGCTTGACCCTGGCACTATGAAGATAATCGGCAACAAGGCAGGCATCATCATTAGGTACGAACAAATCTCTAAAGTAGACAAGGCTAAAAAGGTGTTCAAGCCTGACGAGATACTGCACCTGTCCCGCAACAGGACAGCCGACGAGGTACACGGGATTAGCCTTATTGACGCAGTAGAGGAGATTATCCTAATGCGCAACGAGGCGATGGCAGACATGAAGAAGCTCATGCACAGGCACGTTAAGCCCGTGATTAAATGGAAGCTCGACACCGACAACGAAACGGAAATAGCAGCGTTCAAGGCAAAGGCGGACTATGTGACCGAGCATGGCGAAAACATCTTTATCCCGATGGGCACGGCTGAAGCGGACATATTGTCAGTACCAGCCAACGCAACGTTAAACCCTCTGCCGTGGATAAACCTGCTAACCCAGCAATTTTACCAATCAACCGGAGTACCGCAAATCATAGTCGGCGGCTCGCAGGAAATGACAGAAGCCACCGCAAAGATAGCCTACCTGGCCTTCGAGCAGACAATCGAGGAAGAGCAGCTTTACATAGAGGAGCAGGTACTCGCACAGCTTAACTTAGAGATTGAGCTTGAGTTCCCCGCAACGCTCCAGAACGAAATGATAAGCGATGCAAGCAAGTCAGAAACCATGCAAGCTGCAACGCCGGAAGATACAACCTTGACGGAGACTATACATTAATGGTAATCGCACTTAACACGCAAGCGAGGAAGAACCTTGCCAACCAGCCCAAGCCCAAGCCCGAGCCCAAGCCGGCACCAAAACCGGCAACAAGGGAAGTTGGAGCGAAGAATGGAGCGCAGCAAGCGCAGCAAGCGCAGCAAGCGCAGAAAGGAGCGAAGCAAGGGCAGCAGAGGGCGCAGCAGATAGCGTTAGCTAAAGCACAGGCAGAGGGCAAGTACTCCCCGGCACTGGACCAGGCTGGCCAGTATATCACAAGCAATATGCCTGAGGACGTGTCAAACGCACTATCGGTAATGCCTTTAACGCTGCCGGTTGGGGCGGCATTGGGCAAGGTGGCATCCAAAGCGGGGAGCTTACCGCCAAAGGTAGGGCTTAGCAAATTGGCAGAAAGGGCCGGTACACAAGTCCCACAGATGGGCAAGAGCTTAGTAGAGGACACAACTGCAATCGTAACTAAAAAAGTGATGGAGGGACAAACTCCTGAACAGATAGCCTCGCGGACATTAGCATGGGCGAAGATTAAGTTAGACTTAGAGGCGGCAGGTCAAGCCGCAATAAAAACCGCAGGGCTGTCCATCCCGAAAGCAAAAGCGGCGGCAAGCGGCATAATTGAGCAGGCTGGACTAACAGCCGGAAAACAGACTATTAACACGAAGTCAATACTACTGGCAGTAAATTATCTAAACAAAGTGACCTCTGCCGCCGGCATAGGGCTGGGGGCGGTAGGGTTGTATGCGTGGGGCAAGTGGAGCAAAGCCGAGGGGTTGGATTCATTAACATTCGCAAAGAAAGAAGCACTAAGCAGAGGAGACACGAAAAGCGCAACGGAAATTAGCAGCAGGATAAAGGAAATTGTAGGAGACGGCGGCTGGGTTGAAAGCTTGAAAGACATAAACATTTTCAGGAACTTTGCAATAAAGCTTGAGGGTGACATAAGGCAAAACGAGGAAACAGACAAGACCATAGAGGAACAAGAGGCACAAGTGGCAGAAGGGAGCCAACTATTAGCCCGTGACGTTGCACCGCTAATGGAACAGGGCTGGACGGCAAAGGAGGCGGAAGGCATCCTAAGCGGGAAGGGCTATGACTACCAGCGATGGCTCCAAAAGCAACAGCAGGATAGGCAGGATGAGGTAAACGCTTATTGGGATTACAATAGACGAGCTGATGAATTGCAGCGGAATAAAGACGACCTGAATAAACGGAGATGGGCTGCGTTAAGTGCAGCAGACAGGGCAGCAGCAGACGAAGAGATGCGGCAGTTCTGGACGGACTACAACGCCAAGCAGCAGCTTTCAGAGGAGCAAAACCGCCAGTTCTGGGCACAGTACGAAGCCGACAAAGAAGCATACTGGGAAGAGTATAGGCGCAAGAAACAGGAGGAAGCCCCAAGCAAGTTAACCTTTGGGCTGTTGTAAACATGGAAATCATGGAACTGGCAACCCTCGTCGGAAATTTCAGTTTCCCAATTGCAATCACGGCCTTTGTGCTGGTGAGATTGGAAGGCACAGTAAACAAGAACACAGAGGCAATAAACAGCATGAAGGAGGCAGTTTTAACATGGAACAAACAGAGATAAAACCGCAGGCTGCCCAGCAGCCAGCACAGACGGCAATAACGCAAGCAGTAGAAGTGCTTGCCAAGATTGAGGCAGCTAACCGGGAAACACGGCTCTTGCTTGAGCGGGCGGAAGCCCTGAAAGCGGAACAGATGCTGTCAGGCAAGGCAGACGCAGGGCAAGCACCGCCACAGCCAAAGGAAGAAACGCCGGGGGAGTACGCAGACAAGGTTATGCGGGGTGGGAAATAATGTACAAAGTAGACGAACTCAACGCCGAGATAGCAGTGTCAAAGGGTGAAGCCCTTTGGCAGCGTGTGAAGAGGGAAGCCGAAGGGCTGATAGCCCAGAGCGAAGAGAACTTGGTAATCCAGCGGGAAATGCTGAAACTTGCCAACGCCAAAATCAAAGAGGAGATAAGCAAATGCACTTTTCATATATCGCCTACGGGGCGAGGACGGAAGTAGAATTATTGATGCGGGACATGGAGTCCCAAAAGTTCTTAATGCCTTTGCATAAGGACGGCGAGAAGGACAGGGGCGTATACATCACGGGACAGGTTAGGCTGTTGCCGTTCGGAGTTATGGAGTACGTGTTTCCTAAGGAATATCTGGGGATCGTGCTTAACACAATGTGCAACAACACAGCACCGAACAGGTACAATCTGCCAAAAGTGTTCAGGGCACTGTTCAGGAAAGCCCTCAAGCTCCAACCCCTGCCAGAGTTCCAGCGTGAACAGCGGCTGATATGGACGATAGAGAACGTTAGCATCCTGCCGCTTGGCATCCGTGAGGACAGCGAGCTGTCCGAGCCTAAAGACCTGGGGTTCAAGGGATGGATCCACGAGTCTTTATAAAGCGGCTGCTGCCAAGCTACATCTGCCACCGCAACTATATCAGCAAAGGCAACAATGAAGTCAGCACCGTCGGGCAGGTAGTACAGATAGTACTGCTTGCTAAGGTCGCTTTCCCAAGCCTGCCGCTTACACTCATGGTGCCCATCGGTTTTTTAATTCTTTTTTCTTTTTGGGCAATAGGGCGGGCGTGGGACTGGGTGAAGGGCTACGATGCAGAGGCAGATTGGGGCAACAAGCGCAACCCGTTTGTCAGGGCAGTAAAACGCAAGATTTAAATACTTGCCCACCCTTTACTTGCATATGGCAAACGAAGCTACACTCATGTGGGAGACGGAACTTCCGATCCCTATGACTGTTTTAAACACGGCAGGGATAGAGAAAGGCTGCCTTCTTACACTGTCTGACCCCATGACTGCCGCAGCAGTCACAACCTCAACAGCAGCAACCGCGGGGATATGTGCGGAAGAGAAGATAGCTTCGGACGGCAGGACGAAGATTGGGGTTTACCGGGGCGGGATATTCAAGGTCACAGCATCAGGCTCAGTCACCGTCGGCGAGTGTGTCAGGTTTGACAACTCAAACACTGTCACGTACTGCATGGTTAACAGCGAGCACATCGCTGGAATTGCGCTTGAGAGCGCAACAAATGGCGAAACGTTCTTAATGGAACTTCGCCCAGGAAACTTTAACTTGGCTTAAACATGGCAGACACATCAAGCATGGCAGAGATACGGGGACTTAACATAGACAAGTTAGCAAAAGGATTCGCTGACCGCGAGCTTGTCCTAAAAAAGTTCGTGACAAATTCTACTACCAGTGCCAGGCAAATCAGATGGTATCAGAAAACCGCAGGCTTCCTTGATACTCCCGATACTACGGGCATAACCGCATCACAGATAGCCAACCAAGCCAGCAAGGCCAGGCCACAGGTTGTTGAGCAAAGCTGGACAAGGCAAAACTCTTATATTCACAAGTACTTTGTAGAGTCGCCCTGGATCTCTGAGGAGGACATCAAGGACAGCGACATTGACGTGCTCGGCACAAACGTGCGTGACCTCGTGAGGGCGGTGCAGAAGCAGGTAGACACAAGGATATACAACGTGCTATCTGAAAGCCTAAGCCCATCAACCATCCAGACGGCAGCCGTGTACGGCACCGGTTGGACTGACACCACGACCGGCAACCCTGTTGCGGACATACTCTCAGCTAAAGCAGCGATTGTAAGCTACGACTACAACCCTGAAGGCGCAGTATTGTACATCAATCAGTCAGACAACGTGAACCTGCTAAGCTGGCTCATAACATCGAAAGGCTCAAGCATTCCACAATTTGCATCTGAGAAAATGAAAGACGGCGTAATCATGAACTTGCTCGGCGTGCAGGTAGTAGTTTCACCTAATGCTACCGCAACCTACGGGCTCCTGTTCGTGCCGCAGCGTACTGCAACGTGGAAATCGTTCAGCCCGATTACCAGTGCAGTGATTAGCGACCCAGGAATAGGCAAGAAGATAAGGGTATGGGAAGAGGGCGAGTGCCTGCTTACCGACCCCAAAGCCGTAGTTCTCCTGACAGGCTTGTGACAGGC